ACACCATTAATTCTAATATCAACATACCAAGTACTTGTTGTTGTGTTTAATTGACAACTATTTGGGTCCACATTTTGAGATATAAAAAAGTCTTGTAATGTTTGAGTTAAAACAACGCCAAATGATGTAATATTAGGATTACTATTCCAAGGATATAAACCACAAATAACTTCTTGGACCGGACAATCTAACACGTAAAGTTGTGTTGTAAGACTACAAGGTTTACATGGTATTGGTAAGAATTTACATCCTTCTTGTCTTCTCCATACAAACTTTTGTCTGTGAAATATTGAATTTTCCAATCTAACACCTGTATTCCAAATTGTAGTTGCTGGTACCATTTGTTCTACCAATCTAATCCAATAATCACCCATACCGTTTACAAAATCAATCATTGTTTTGTATGTAAAATTATTGTTTGGTATACCTGCCTGTGTTAAAGATTCCAAATACTTCCAATATATTGATTGGAGTGTTGGGTATCCACCAGTTTTACCATCGGTGATAAATTGCCTATTTCTTGTGTTAATCATGTTTCTCCAAAAAGTTTGAGCAAACTCAAAAAAAGTTTTTTGTTTTGGTTTTGGAACTATTCTTGTCCAATCTACCCCACCCGCCTTTGGGTATGGGTTTGGTGGTGTATAACATGGTGAAGGTGGTGTGTAAAATAATCCTTGTTCGGGTATTGGGTAGTTATATTCTCTTGACATTGACCAAACATCATATGATAAACCTTGACCAGGATTAATCATGATATCCACATTTTTAACATTTAAAGTTAAACATTCTTCCCCAACGGAATAATAAGATGTAAACCCACCATCTGAAGAAGTTCTAAGGGTTGTGTTTGTGTCAATCCAACTTTTTTTATTATCAATAACATTTCTTAGTTTAAACCCTAAATCCATATATGGAAAATACCGATACCTATACAAGTATTCTTGCCCATAATTAAACGGCAATAGTTGTGTTTGAAAATTTGGGTTGTCACCAACAAAAACCTCATTTGTTGGTATCGCAAATTCTGGCATTCTATGATCAGGAGTTGATTGATACCAACCACCACCAATTTGGAAAAAATAATCGTCAGAGGTTATCGGCATTTTAGGACACCCAAAATCATCTAACGGATAATCATCTCTTGTTGTTAAGACATTGGCATTAGTTGTTGTGGTCGTAAATCCAGTATATTGGATTCCATGTATTGAAAATACATTGGTTGTTTCTAAGACTGGAAATTCTTGTGTATAATTCCCTAAACTTATTTGGGCATATTGTTGATCAAACTCCGACATATTAATTCTTGTGTCAGCAACATATATATATTCATTAAAGTCTATTAGAGCTTCGGGAGCTCCAACCATTCTCAACAAACACTCAATTGATTTTCTAGTTCCTTTAGACTTAAAAAGATATGCGGAATTAAGAATTAAATTCCTATAAAATTGATAATTAATTTCTTCGGGTGTTGGCCCTATTTGTAATCCTGAAAACTTATTTGGTTGTGTTGTAAACACAGCTTGTAATAGTTCGTCCTGAGATATTGGTGAAAAATTAGTAACCCAACCTAAAGTTTGAGCTAAATTTTTTAAAAGTTGTGATGGTATATCATTTTTAATTGTGTAATTAACACTATTAATATTACCTAATGTTGTTATAAAACTTCTTGTTTCGTCAAAACTTCTACCATATATTTGTAATAGTTTTTCAAATTTTTGATCTGGAGTGTCAAATTCTTTTAACGCCCCTGTTGTCATAAACCTAGATATTAAATTAGTAGTATATTCATCTAAATTTAATGAAAAAGTATTAATTTTTTCTAAATAATTGTCAAATGATCCCGATATTATGTCTAAGTTCCATAATCCAGCTCTTGGCCACATAACACTTTCTTTTATAATGAGATAACTACCATCATCTTGTTCGGTAGGCACAAAAAACTGAGCTGTATATGGTGGGCTTATATTTCTGTTTAATAAAAAATTCTCTACCGAATCAAAATCTAAATTAAAAACTTTATTTATTTCATAATCATTAGGTCTTACCACCAAATAATCTGATGTTGACGAATATCCATTGAATGGATTTCCATCAACTATTATTTTTAATGTGGTTGAGTTGCTTGTTGTTGGATATAAATAATTTAAAGGGTATTGGGTTCCATTTACATAAAGAACATACTTTTTATATTCCAACTTCATATTTCTCAAAGGTGAAACTGGCATCTCGTAAAACATCATGTTTGTTTCTGCGTTTTGAGAATAATCAATTTCAAAAGGATTTTGTATTGATGTTAAATATATCTCTAAGGTTGTGTCGTCAGATTGTTGATCGTATGATATGTTTATTGCGGTTTCTTGTTTAACAAATTTTGGGGTAACAGGATTAACCTCAAGGCCACCAGGAAAATAGTTAATAATTTTCGTTACTGAAACAGAAAGTCTTTTAACTAAAGATCCGTATTGAGTAAAGTTAGTAACCTGAGATAAATCATAATTAGGATATACTCTATAATTTGTTGATAATATATCTGCCGCCTCTACTTGGTTTTGGATATTCATAGACTCTAAATTTATTGGATCAGAAAAAGTTCCAATAGTAAAAGTTCTATTTTGTTTTTCACTAATTCCTGTTGTAAAATTAAAATTAGCCTGTGTTAATCCACCTCCAGTAACTAACTGAACTCCAACCAAATTGTTTGAGAATTGGTTGGCCGCACTACTTTGTGGTGGACAATATATGTTATTAGATGCCATTAAGCGGTTATATTATTAAATGCCTTAGAAAAATCTATATTTTCTCCACGATTTTGTCTTACTTCATAAAGAAGACTATTAAATTGATCTTTAATCTCATACAAATTGTATTGTTTATAAATATTATTATCAGAATCGTAAATAGTGTAAATACCATCCTCAATAGATTTGGTTTGATTACCATAAAGAGCAATTGCTAAGGTAGATATGTCTTGATCAACAATTTCAATTTCAGTTGTAATAGGGTTAAAGTAAGTATTCGTTAATATAATACTTTGATTAGGTTGTCCAATAAATGGGGTCGCACTTGGTTTATTTGTTGGTGATGATGATGGTGATAAAGTGCAAAACAATAAATTGGTAGAACCCTCAACATATCTATATCTTATTGATTTTTGTATTGTATTTGTAAGATTTTGGACAACAGGTTCACAATAAAAAGATGAGGTAACTATTCTAAAAAAGTTTGGTATTTTTGTTCCATCAGAATTTAAATACTCAACTCTAAACCCAACTAAACCTTGATTTACAAATTTATTTTTATATTCACTAGAAACATTATTTAAATCAATAACAATGCCTTTTACATTTGGTAAAGACGATAAAACTCCACAATCTGTAATTACAGTTCTGATCTCGTTAGGTCGTATCATTAAGGTATAAATCCCAAGTTTGTTAAAAGAATCGGCGGGTAGTTTTAAATTATATAAACCACCTAAAATTTCAACATTACTACCTCCTGTTTCATTATTATTAAAGTATGGTCGTAAAACATCTTGAGCATTTAATGTCGTTAAAACAAAGTTTTGTGTGTCATCTCTTGACTCCGTATATACCATAACAATTTGCACGTCTTCGGGACTTACATCTGCCGGTCTTATAGTTCCATAATTTCCTGTTGCCATATTTTAATTTTTTACCTTTGTTTATAAATATTTAAGTTGATATTTTTTCAACCTTAAAATATTTGTATCCGTATTTTTCTAAGTCACCAACGTTATCAACTTCTCCCAATCTCATTATATTTTCTAGTGGCGTATTTTTTCCTCTTTCTATATAAACGTCTGTAATTATCTCTCCCTGATCAATTACGTTTAATAATCCCTCATCTTTTGTTATTCCTGTCATCACAATTTCTCCCGGTAAAAAACCATAAGAATCTACAACATAAATTGTATAATCTTCATAGTCGTGATAAATCATGTCGTTAATTGTATATGCGGTATAAGTTCCTGATGGATCAACTCCATAAAAAGTTCCAACGCCACCTGTTGTTCCTGTTACCTGAACCCCCAATTTAAATTTACCACCAACTAAATTAATTTTAGGCCCAAATTGTGCCAAGTCATTTAAATTAGATTCCGTAAAACCTGTAATTGGAAATGGAACTGTTGTGTAGTTGTATGAATAATAATCATTAATATCAGTATTTGAATCGCCAGTAAATATATAATCATAACTAACAGGTGTTCCAGTCCAACTACCTGACGCCGAAAAGAATGTTATTGATCCATTTGGATTTGGTATTGTCGCATTTGTGAATGGAGTTAAAATTGGTTTTTGAACCTTTGATATACCCCAAGGCGAATTGGCGGTTAAAGTTATTGTATAATTATTTTGTGCTGTTGGGTAAGTGTGAGTTATTGGTGTAATACCTAAAACTACCTGAGTTGGTGATCCGTCACCCCAATCTAATGTGAATGTAACCAAACTCAAAAACTTAATAAGTTCTAAATCAGATGTGTTATAAAAAACATAAGTATAAGGATTAATCGTATCGGCAGTGGCAATAAAATTATTTAAAACGTCAGCTTGTATTATCATCCCATCAAAAGGAGAATAATATCCTATATCTACCGCAGATTCCGTTATCATTATATTAACAGAAAGTCCCGTTAAAAATGATGTTCCACCTGTGTTTCCACTTAAAATATAAGACATGGGAAGATAAACACCTGTTTGTCCAATGTCAGATAAAGTTTGTGTTGAATTTGTAAGACAACAAGGGTCTATAAAATTTGTAATATTAGTTTCACCAGTAAAACCTACAAAAGTAAGGTCACTTTTTATATTTTCAGGTGATATAATAAACTTATAGTCAGGAGATTCCATTATGGGTTTACATATTCGTACCAGATTATCGGCGATATACTATCACCAACTCTAAGTTGAGTTGAGGTAGAAATCACTTCGTAAGTTTTATTAGGATAATTTAAATCCACCCTATAATAAAGGTAATCGGCATTATTGAATTGAAATTTGTTTGGAGTAATTAAATCTTGTCTTGTATTAGTCATTTGTTTAAAAATTCCAAGTCTTGCGTTAAAGAACTTAGCTGTCATATAAAATTTAGACACATCAATAAATTCTTTACTTCTTAACCAATAAATATAAAAACCTTCTTTATCGGCCCCAATACTATCCAAAACCATTGTTGGTTTTTTAATTTGGACTTGTGGTAGAATTGGAGATAACAAAACACTTTGGGTTAGACCTTGTTGTATGGGCAAAATTATTGAAAGATATAGTTGTTGTGTTAGTTCGTCTGGTGTGTCATAAAAATCTAACTTGAAGAATGATTTAGTAAAAGGTTTTGAAAAATAATACACGTCTTGCACGGAAAATCCTTCATTTAAGTAAGTGCTAGACCAATTACCAATTGTGTTTGCAGTTATTGGAGCTGTGTCATCATAAAAATTAAATTCGTAATTTATGTCGGTATTGAAATTTTGAAAAATATTATTAGAAAATCTAGCAACTTCAAAATCAATAGCAATTCCGGTAACCTCTTTGACCGCTTTTGTTTCATATTCGGAAATACTATCATCACGACCCATAAAATCCCACTGCATGTTAACAGGAATATTTACAAACTTGTTAATATCATTTTTTACTATTTTAATTCTATTCGCATTCATCAACGATAGGTTCTGGTATTGTATTTATGTTTATTGGCACTGCCCCTGACAAACCATAGTCACTTGGTATATTGTAAGTTTCTGGTGTAATTCTAAAAATTGAATTTAAAAATGGGTAATGAGCATCATTTAAATAGGGATAATCAACTCCAATTCCATCGGTATCTGTAAAACCATATGGATATAAGTCTCTCCACCTAAAAAGTGCGTTAGTTGTTGAGTAATAAGAATAGTCAGGAATGCCAACAACATTTAGACTATCACCTTCTTCAATGTAATCAGAAAAAGATCTGATTTGTATTGCTTTATGCGGTTGATAAAAATAACCATAAGAATTATAATAATCTTGTGTTGTGGCCGATAAAGTGAACCAATTATTATTGTAGGTTATTTTATGTTGATATTCCGATATAACTCTTTCTAATTGTTCAAAATTATTCCATTCACAAAAATCACCATCTATTGTGTCCCCACTAACTAAAAAATCGTTATAAAAAAATGGGCCGTTACCCAATAAAGAATTATATTGACTTTGATTTATTATTGTGTTTGAGTTTACATTATTTTGATCCCACCAAATCTGAGGTTTATTTTTATCTAAATAGGTGTTAAAATGCCAACCTTGTTTTAATTTTTGTGTCCATCCAAAATAACCCCTCCAAAGTGTTGTAAAATATAATTGACTAATTGGTCTTTTTTGATTATCTAAAAGTGTTTGTGTATTAACATCACAATTAAAAGACAGACTATAAGATCTTGATCCTTCTTTAACTGATGTTCTTTTTATTTGATTAGGAGTTAATTCTTTTATTTCACATTTTTGTTTATTATTATAAACATTTTGTTCATATCCAGCATTTACTAATACCGCACATTCTGAATTTGTTAATATTTTATGTTTTCTAACATAATACTCACTAATAGTATCTGCGGAGTTTGCTGGTATTAAAACCCTTTTAAATGTTCCCTGACTTAGAGTTAAAAATGTTGATCCTGTATATCCAACATTACGAACATTAAAAATATAATTTTCAGATCCTGATCCTCCGTCACCCAAACTTGACACTTGGAAAAATGAATTTCCATTATAGTTTGTTGATAGTAATACAAATTCTCCAACGGACAAACCATGTGTTACTGGACATTTAAAACTAATAACTCTTGTTGTTTGATCCGAACCAAACAATATTACATATGGTATTCCGTCTGATGCTGTCCAATTCCAAGAAATATTTGTATTAGGTTCTATCGCATATAATTTCTTATTGTATTCATTTGCAAATGCATAACTTAAATAATGTGACCAATTATATGTTGTAGCACTTACCGATTTAAAATCTAAATGTCTACCATTTCCAATCGTATACCCTAAAACATCATTGTCTGTTCTTATTAAATCAAACTCAGGATATTGTGGAAATCCATCCCAAGGTATATTTGGATTAATTGGTTGTGGTGGGACTGATGGAACATTTCCTGATGGGTAATATGATGATGCATTTTTAATTGCATTTGTATAATATAAATTATCCCTAAATGGTGGATATATTGTTGATCCTGTATAAGCATTTTCAAAAACCATCATAAATTTACACACAGGTCTAAAAGTAAAAGATAACTGTCTTTCCTCATCAAAAACGGTAGAAAGACTTAAATCAACACTTCTATCAAACTCAATAAGTTCTTTCTGTGTTTGGACTAAAGGAATATTAAGTTGTTGGTCCTGTTTTGGGGCCCCCTTATATCTCTGTGTAGATTCAATTATTCTTGTTGTAGGATTTATTTCCATATTATTCTACTGTGGGGACATAAAGTTTATAAAACCTATTAATGGCTGTTTTTCCATTATTTAATCCAAAGTAGAAGTGGTAAGGTGCTCCTACTACAATAGGTGATGATCCAGGTGCCCCTGTGGCAGGAGCAGGAATGGTGATTGGGAGTGGGTCTCCATTAATATCAAAACTTGCAAGATATCCAACTTGGGTTAAACTTGTTTGATATTTTTCATTAGGGGATATGAAATCCAAATCTTGATATTTTTTCATAAAAAATCCTTGACCTGGTATTGCATCTGTATACCAATTATTATCCTCAGATCCAAAAATGTTTGCAGTTCCGGCATATGTTGTGGGAAGTGTAATTGACCACTTATAATGTGGCACGTTTTGTGACTTTGGATAACCAAATTTTTGTTCTAATAAAGGACTAAAGTTATATGTTTCAATTCCAGGTGACATTATTTTTCTGTATCTTATATCAGGTGTACTAGCGGTAAAGAATAACCCCATTATTGGTTTAATATCATCAGGTTGAATTGAGTTTGGTATTCCGTTTTGATTATCCCCAAAATAAACATATTGGCCACTAGGGATATTTTCGGTAATAAAAGGTAAAACTTTCCATTCTGAATTTATTGATAACATTTGAGACCAATCTCCATCAATTCTGTATCCACCTCTAGTGCTATTAAAGAATTGTACGATTCCCTTACCCTCACTACTATTTCCTCCAGTAGTAATTGGTATTATTCTTTGTCTCACACCTTCGTTTAGAATTCTAGATAAAAAACCAAGCTGAACAATATCAGAATTATCTTGATATGAGGTTGATTTAATTTGGTCAGAATAATACGAACCAAAACCATTTTCGCCAGCTGAACAACAAATTTCATTAATAAAACTATCTCTAGGTCCTAAATCAACAACGGTAGTTGGAAACTGTATTTGTTTTTTGTTATATCCTGTTCCAGGAAAATCATTAGCAATACTAGCGGGTATTAATGGTGAAATTGTTGGGGAGTTTTTTCCTATAAAATTTTGTGTCACACCATTCCAAGGTGAAGATCTATAAAAAAATATATTTCTTAACTCATTAAAAACGATCACATCTTTACAGTAGTTATATGTGGGTTCTTGTAATAAACCAAGTGTTGTTCTTTTGTTAAAGCTAAACATATATAATACTCCGTTAATCCAATTGTTTTGGAATGTTTGAGCAAATACTCCTCTACAAGCAGCAAAGTTCATAGTAAACCTAACTTTCCATTCTAAGAACAATCTTGCGTCGTCATCAAATTGGGCTAAGTATGTTTTATTTAATAAACAATAACAACCATTTATCATTCTATTTGCAGGAACAGAACATGACCCTGCAGGTAAAATACCAACATTTGACCCTGATCCGGTATAACACTCTAAAGGAACCATACCTTCGCAAGTTAATGTTTCTGTCAATCCAAATGTTATTGGGTCTTCATCATATGAATCTCCACTTAGTAAATCACCACCTGCAGATATTGTTGGTTCCGCCTGATCCCCGTTAGCAGCATAAATAGCAAAATTATTATTTTGATGAAGACCATATCCTGTATGAGACTCAACACCATTTTCTATTTTAGTTGATGTTGGTAACCTATCACTTCTCATTACAAGATTAGTGCTTTGGAATTGGACACCTGTTAATCCATATCTATAATAAGCCGGTGAATATAACGCCGAAAGGTTACCGCCAACATTTTGATTGTTAAACCACCCTTGACAAATATTATAGTATTCTTTTTCTTGACAATTTTGATTACACCCACCAGAACAATCATTAGCATTGTCAGTTTTAATTATTTTAGTAAATGTTGATTGGTTTAAATTCCAAGCTAAAAATGCGCTACCACCAACATACCCCCCAGCAACTAATGGGGGGAACGTACGATTTGATCCACTAATTAAATTTGTTAAATTACCACCAACTGTTAGTTGTGATGATGTTTGCCAGTTACTTGGTGGTGGAGATCCAAGTGGATTATATCCACCAATACCAGGCAATAATAAAGTATCATCGGTGCATAAATAAAAATAGGGCAAAGTAGATGTAAAGGCACTAAAACTTGGAACGTCAGGTGTAAATGTAAATGAAGGGAAATATAAGTTAGGTGCGTTATTGTTGGCACTTACGTGGCTCAAAGGTTTTAAACCTGATGAATAGGAATACCCTTGTATTGGTTGATTTATATAGTAAGATCCTTCAATACTAACAGTATTATTTAATGATGTGTAACCAAATATTTTAGATAAATCATATTTAACCGTTTGTTTTTGGGTAAACGCATCAACACCTCTAACAAAAATACAAACTTCTAAACCTTGATATTCATTAATCTTTGTTATTACATTATTAATGGTTTCCATAGTAAAATTAGGTGATGATATAGGACAGTCCGGTATTAAATATCTAATGTCGTATGACAAATACCCACTTGGGAAATAGTTTTGTAGAGGTGCGGTATTTTGTAAAGTTAAGAAATTACTTACCGTTAAACCTGTTATAAGTTGAAAATACTCAACATCGGTTGGGTATTGTAGATAAGCTTGTTCCACACTATTATTACCTGGAACTGGTAATTGACTAACTTGTTGTAAATTAAGAACCACAGATGCGGGTAATGGCATGTTTGAATTTGGAGCCGACGGATCGGCATAATTAATATAAATCGTTGTTTGACCTGTTAATGTGGTACCAGTAATTGAGTTTGTCCCAAATTGATTTAATGTTGCCCCAGTTAGATTTATTAATCGATTAGGTGATAGTGGGTCTGTAAAATTTGGATCTTGGAATGAACATAGATTACCAACACCAATTTGAGATGATGTTCCAGGGTTCATTAAAACAACAACAACTTGGTCTAAAAATGGTGTTGATCCTGAAGTTTGATTAATTGTTGTTTCAATTTGATTTACAGCACCACCTGAGTTAAAATATTTATTCCTTACGTTAAAGTCATTTAATCTTTGTGGGAAAGTTGGGTCTAAGGGAAATGCAAAGTATCTCTCATCTCTATTTAAATCAAGTGGATCGGTATCTTTATCTGCAGACCATAAGAATGGTTGTGGTGCGTGTAAAAGATATTGTTCATTTTGATATAATCTATTTGGATTGGTTGAAGATAAGACATCATACCCCGAAACTATTCTTTTAAAATCTAAAGCCGCTTGAACGGCTAGGTCTTGATTAATTTTTTGATTACCAATTAAAGTTCCCAAACTTTTATAACAACTATATGGTTCATTGTTGTCTGAATCTTTAGTTAAATTGGGGTGTGTTATTTCATATGATCCAGCAGAGTTAATTGGGGCTATCACTGAATTTGCGGGAAGTAATGTCATGTCATAAAAACTTGAGGATCCTCCTTGCGCCGCGGCCGTAACTTCATTCTGAATTGAGTTTTCGTCAAAATCATCATCTAATTCGGCATTTTTACAATCACAATCACAACTAGTACAATCAGGATATGCAATCATTGGTAGACCAATTCTTGGGAATCCTTTAACTTTAATCGCCGCAAGTACTGCAAATGCAGTAAATGCTGCGGCTAACGCTATTTTAAACGCCGCAATGGCAATCTGAGCAACACCCCATAAAATTAACCTAATTGCTTCGAGTATAAAACCTTGATTAACCACAACACCAGCCCCAACACTTATGATACCAACACCGGAGTTTATGGCCGCAATTCCTGATTGTATTGCCTCTAAACCCGACACAACAGCATCATAAGTTAAAAAAATACCCAATACAATAAGAAGGTATTTTAATATAGGCCACATAAATGCAATTAAATGCGCAACAAATAATAGCACTAATATTGGAAAAGTTAGTATATTAATTAATATGTTGAATACGAAGAATATAAAATCAAAATTTCTAATTATATCGTTTACTGGAAACGTATTGGTATTTGATTTACACGATCTATTGTCAATTTCTTTTATTCCTAAATGTCTTGCTCTTCCTATCCCATTTTTATACCTATCCAAAAACATGGCGGTAGTGTAAACTTTATTATAACCAAAAGCATAAAAAGTATCTTCACAATTAATCGCCTCTGTAACATTTACATAATCATCCCAATCTGTTGTAAACGCATATGACCTATATAACTGAAATAATGGCTGTGGATACTGCGTAAACGATATGTTTTGAACTTGAGTTGGGTCCACTGGGGTTGCAATAATTTCGAGTGTGTCTCCGACCAATATTGGTATTGAGTTTAAAGTTCCAATATATGGTTGACCATTAATTAAAATTTGATATGATTCTACGTTTATAGTATCTAAAACGGCCAAACCAACACTATTAAAAAATGACACCGTTGTTCCCGATGTTTGCCCAATTGGAATTGTGGGATAGTTGTAAACCGATGATTGATAATTTGTAAATGGGTCAACACCGGAAGATGTCCACCCATATTCTTTTACGTTTGGGACCAAGAAGTCTGCCTTTAAAAAACTACTTTGTAGTCCTTGTTCATTTTGCCATCTAAACTTAAACCTATATTTACCTGTTGTTGGAATTCCTTTTTTAGGATCGTTAGATATTATTTGTTGTCCAAATTCGTTTGTAAAAACGTAATCCATATTCATTGGCACATTTAACAAATATGTTCCGTCACCATCAATTACTTTTCCACCCTCTTCTATTTCATATTTTTCTAATATCGGTAATCCATTATTATCGGAAAATATGGTTTGTCGTATTGCACTTATTTCACCAGGACCAGAAACTAACTCACAAAGATTACCCGTATTGTTTTTTGGTTTACAACCAACCTTTAACGCATCATCATCTGTTGTAGAAATAATAGACCCCATGAATATTGAGGTAGGTTGTATATTAATATTTGCTTGTTTTGTTAAATCAAAATCAACTCTTGTAATACCAATTTGACAAAGATCTGCGTCACCCCAAAATGGTCTAACATCAACATCAAATACTAAATTTTTAATTTGTGGTAATTCTCTTAAATTAGTTGAGGATTTAAATCTGGCACCATTTACTTGTGTTTCTGTTGCTAATCCTTGTTGTATTAAGTCTTGTGGCGAAAGAGAAAAACAACCAATATCAGATAAATCAATATCCATTACTATTGTTTGTGTTCCAACTGGAACCCCAAAAATCATAAAATCCCCGCTGTCATTTGTTGTTACGGTAAATCTATAGTATTTGTTAAAAACCTCAATGTAAGAACCATCCATTAATACATCCCCTTTGTTTGGAAAAGACCCAGTAGATGTGTGTCCGTTATATGATGGTAATTTTGGAAGTAAGTTGTATCTATACCCTTCTTCAGTGGTATCTGAAATGGTTTTAAAAGGATAAAGTTCGTTAATAACAGGATCTAATTCATCTGTAAGTTCTAAAGGAATAAAAACAGAAACTTTTGCATTTGGTAAACCAAAACCGTTATTTACAAAAACTCTACCTGTAACAATACCATAATCTGCACAAAATCTTGTATATATATCATTTGATAAAATTTTCAAAGAAAGTATTTCTAAAGATTCCCAATCTTGTTCTAAGTTTACATTGATATACTTATCAATACCAACTTCGGTTCTTATTCTATATGATTTTGGCATTAAAAAATTGTTTTTTTGATAAATAGTTTATTTCCCATTTTCATAGAAACATACACCTTATTAAAAAAAAATAAATCTCTAGGAGAAATTGACTGACGTAAGATTCAATACTCTAATATTTATGTCTTTATTAGGGTATCTAATTTGATAAATTTGAGTTGGTGTTGCGAATAGAGTATCTGCGGTTGGTCTTATCTGTCGTGTTACAGGGTCTGAATACGGCATAGATGTTTGACTTGACGAATATTGACCACCAACTTGATTAAAAAATAAAATTTCTGAAACACTAACAATTCCATTTTCTGTTTGAATTAATCTTTTTAGTTCTGAAGTATTAACATTTTGTCCTAACTCCCTAACTAATGGGTTAAAGAAATTTCCAACAATTTGAATTGTTTTTGCAATTATAGCTCCTTGATTTTGACTATTATCTAAAACAACATCAACAGTAACCGCTAAGTCTATTGTTTCTGCCGCCTCTATTGATATATAATCATTTATCATTCTATAATTTGATAAATAGTTAGCCACATTTTGTTTTAAACTGTTTGATATAACATTAGTTAAACTCCCATTTAAATCATAAGACAACATTTTAATTCTTATTTTGTTGTTTTCTTCTGTTATAGCAACTTTTGCCGGAGCCCCAAATTGAGCTGGCATTTTTCTTAAAATAGAATTATAGTCATTAACAGTTACAGCTCTGTTTTGTGCCGCAAAATTAAATGAAACCATATTTCTAACATCCTCTATTGTTGGTGGATTAGCTCCTCCAATTGCCGCAGTAACATTATTACACTGTAAACTATTAATAACGCTTTTATTAAAAACTTCAGATGGTCCATTAACAGAAAACGAAACCGTTCCAATTTGATTAATAGTGTTAATACCAAGATTACTACCTAAACCACCACCAATTCTATATTGAACAAATAGCGTAGTATTAGGTGTTAACGCCGCTCCCATGGCATAGTTATTTGTGTATCTACTTAAGTCAAACCCTTTACCGTCACGAGCAAACTCTTTAAGTTGTTCTTCTGCCGAAATATTTCCTCCCCCAAATGTTAGCTTACAAAAACTTTCTGACGTAAATTCAGATATAAATTTATTTGATGTTGTAATATACCTTCCAACTTTAATACCTGGTTGATCAGACACTTTTGTTGGGTCTTCAATAAAAACTCTGTCTTGAACTAAAGCATCTACTTCAAACCACCTTTCAGGTCCTAATGTTAAAAAATCTTGTGGATTTGGTATTGTTGAGTATTGAGTCCCTGACTTTAATAAAACACTTGTTATTCCCAAAATATTTTTTTCAGGTAAGAATAATTCTAAATATGGTTTAACATCATTTGGTGTAATAACTCTTTTAAAAACTTTTGTAATACCATTAACAACAACTTCTCTTTTGACTATTGTATAATTTAATAACTTTCCACTTGAATCAAAATTTGGTATTTTAACTCTGTTTGGTGACCCTTCCGCATTTATTGGTGAAGCAAAATCTATATCATAAACGGTCTCAAATGGTTGACCTCCTCCGTTAACTTGTGATCCTCTTCTTAAAACACCACAATATCTTAAATCTTCTCTATCACCAAAAGCCGGAACTGTAATTGAAAAATCAATTAATGCAACAGATGGTCTTTGTCCTG